TGCGGTTGTGGCCGCGTTATCAGTTCTAAATCTGACTTTATAAGTCACTGCCGAAGTTGTTCCGGGTGCTACATAACCGATAACGGTTTTTCCAATTCTCCGCTGCCCTCCTGTATAAACACCAGTTGCTTCGGCTCCCGATAATGCAACGTTGGACGAATCAGTTATTTGCGTAAAAGCGGTATCAGTACTTCCACCAAATAATTCAGCCGTATGAAATAAATATAGAACGCTTGTCGATTTTTTTGGCGTAATAGTTACACTGAGGCTAGCATCTACGTAACTAGTACTTGATGTGCTGCGGCTTGTTGCGTCCGTTGCCCTCACAACTTGCAATAATTTTCCGCCTAATGCTTCAAAGGCTGTACCGTTGTAAAACTCGGTGCTATTAGTGTCCTGTAGGTAGGTAAATTGCCCATCTGTTGGGGTCGGTATCGCTGTGGCCCTAGCCGCGGAAGTAGCGAACGGAAGCACACCCACTAGGTCTACTCGGTTAGCCAACGATAAGGAAGCCGCCGGGTAGTTTGCTACAAGGTCGGTCGATTCCACATAGGGGGTTCCTTCGGGTGTAAGTGCCATGCTCTCTCCTTATGCCGCTAAATCTCGGCTAGTTATTGTCTCGAACCATTTAAGCGCTGCCGGGACATCTCCCCATTCTAGCGCCCCATCTACATCACTCCACGGTATTGTGGCAAGCGAATATCTAGGGTCGGATAGCGACAAAGTGAGAATATGCTGCTCGGGGGTGTAAACCTCTCCCCACCCTTCCACTATCCCAAAATAGTAGGTTTCGGGGGCCGGTTGTGGCAAGTTTTCCAGCGTTACCCCCATACCACTTACAAGCTCTAAAACTAGATCGCGGTCCACTGTCCCAAGATTATGGACAAGTATTGAGATACTGCCAAGATTCCAGAAGGGTATTGCTTGGGCGGTAATAATTGCTTCGGCCCGATCGCTAACGTCCCCTGAACTTTTAATGTCTGTGTTTAGCCGATATTCGCGTAGCCCATAAGTAGCAATCGATCCAGCATCTGTTTGGGTAGTTTCGTGGCTATCGTTATGACCTAGGACGGTTACGGAGTTTAGTACGGTTTGCCTAGTCCGAGTCCAATTAGGGGTAAAAATAATGTCGCTGCCAGGTATATTTGTGGGTATTTGATTCACCGGGAAACTGCTCCAAGTTACCGTGTTATCGTCATAATCTCCAACCACGTTAGCCCAAGCGCCACTAAATGACGTGGTTCCTCGCATACCGTACGACTCGAACACTATCCGTCCGTATGGGTCATCGTAATAGGTAGCGCCCGTGGTCTCGGCTAAATAAGCCAGGTAACTTAGGGCGTCCGTAGGGTCAATATCGGCCCCGGTTATGGCATGAAGGACGGTTACCGTGTCGGCCCCATTTAAGTACGGTAGGCCTACGGTAGTCAAGACGTCATCTACGCGAGTGCTTACGGTTTCTTCACTCCAGCCAGACGCTCCGACTTCGGTAAATCCTACCCGCGATAACTCACCTATCGAGGTTATGGTGGACACGGCTACGGGTGGCACGCTAGATAAATGGGTAAGGGTTATATCTGTTACTTGCCCAGTGAACCTATGGAAGCCGTAGGCTTTTATTTCTACCGTGTCCGAGATCTCGACCTGGACACCGACCGGGCCCCTAATAATTATTTGACTATTTGAGGGCTGGGGGGCCGCTGTGACGTCACTTCTACCGTGTTGGATCTGTACTTCATACTCGACCGTAGATAAATCTAGAGGCGTACCGTTCAGGCTAATAAGGGTTATCACCGGTTCACCGGACTTACGGGTGCCCCGTTACGGGCGTCAGCCGATCGAACAAGATTCTGTAATGCCTGGGCTACGGCGGCGTTCGTAAGGTTAACTTGTCGGCGTTCTGCCTGGGCTACGACTTCGGCCCTACCTGCCGCCCCAGCCGCTTCAACTGCTCGCAAGGCTTCCGCAACGTCAGACATTAACTCGGCCTTAAATGATTGCCCTAAAGGTTTAGCTATTTTTTTACCGATTTTGGCTAGCCGGTTTACTTCTTTAGCCATTTGTTCACTAATCGAGTCGACCATAGTTAGGGCCGATTCCTGCCCAGCCAATAAAAATTCAGGAACTAGGCCCATAGCAAGGGTTCTAGTAGTCTCCTGGACTGCTAAAAACTTATCGTTTAAGGTAGGTACTAGGCCTTCATCTAGCATCTGTTGGCCTAGTTGCGCTCCAACTTCTGGCCCAAGTCCCGCTATTTGCTCGATTAGTCGACTGTCAGCGCCCTGGGCTTTAATAGCTGCAAGTACGCCACCGAAGTATTCCGCCTGGTTAATTTGGTTTGTAAATCCTTCCAGCAGGCTTACCCCGGTCGCTGCTCCAGCTTCATCAAATTGTCCTGTAAATGCGGCCCCTAAGTCGACTCCGGCTAGCAAGTTGGCTTGCATGCCGGTAGTAAAACTTTCGATAGCGTCCGTAGCCTTCTGTAGCTCAGCTGTGTAAAAGCCTAATTTTGTGCGATTATCGTCTAGGATTGCACTTTTAGTCGCGTGTAAATCTATTAGTTCTTGCTCACGTTTAGTAAGTTTCTCGACTGCTTTAGTATTTGACCCCGTAGCCGTAGTATTTGTATCGGTTTTATCCGTTGCTACTTGGAAAGCCAAGGGCACATGTCCAAGAATTTTAGTCATACGTTCGATATAATCGGCTTCTTGCTTCGCGGCTATACCCGAATCGTAAGCCGTGGCTATCGCGTCTTTTTTCGCTTGCTGAGCATCAAATGCGGCAAATCTTTGTGCTTTAGCAAGTGCGATAGTTGAATCGTAAAGTTCGTCTACTTTCTCGCTTGCCTCTCGCGAACTTGTACCCAAATTAGTGATGATGCCAATTTGTGCGCCTAAAGCTTGCGCAAGCGGTATATTTGATTTCGTTAGAGAATCGCTAGCTGTTTTTAATAATGACGTATTTTTTTCTAAATCTTTGGTGGCTGTACTTGCCGTGTTTGTAGTTCCCGTTAACTCCGCTAGGCCTTCTACCAAAATGCCTATCCCACGGGTAAAATCTCCTACATCTTGCCCCGTTTGTTGAATGACTCCCGCCATACCTTTAGTGCCACCCATGGCGGAGCTTGCGGCTTCAAGTGCCTGAACTAATCCTTCGCCTATTTCGGCTTTAGCGTCCTCTACGGCGGCCTGCAAAATCTTTTGAGTATTGGCTAGCCCTTCCGAGGTTCGGCTAAAATCACCTTGAGCATCTGTGGTCTGCGCTAAGATTTCTTGATGAGCGGCTAATACCTTTTGTTGCTGTGTAAGTGCCCCAGAGCCCTGATAAATACCCATTTCCATAGCACGAGCTCGGAGGGTCGCGTCATCTAGTAATACCCCAAAGTTGCGTAATGGTTCTGCTTCGCCTCGTAACGCGGCACCGATAGCGGTAATAGCCTGCTCGGGGCTGGAATTGTTAAATGATGCTAGATCCGCGGATAAGGTTACTAGTTCGGTGCTAAACCCTGCTAGGTCTCCACCGGATAGCCCGGCGGCTTTACCGAATTGTGCAAAAGTAGCGGCGGCGTCTAAGGCTTGTTGCTGTGTTTGGCCTAGTCCGGTTACGGCGTTTTCAGCAAATGTAAGTATTGATTTTGAGGATTCCCCAAAAATTACACCTACTTTGTTTTGGGTTTCGGCTAAATCTCTCGATGCACCGATAGCGTCACCGGCTAACTTTAGGGCAAATACTCCGGCAGCGGCTCCGGCGGCTAATAATGCTGGGCCTAAATTATTGGACATGGTTGAGGCGAAGCCTTTTAGCCCGGTTTGGGCTTGGGTCATGCCCTGATTAAACTTTTTGAGATCCGCCGCTAGGTAAATGGTTAAGGTCTTGCCGCCACCGATAGCCATTACATGAACCGCCATTTCATTGCGATACGGTCTACGGCCTTAGCCCACTCCTGTAGTGCTTTAGGCTGATAGTCCCTAGCCTCGCTAATCCAGTCGGTACCCGATCCGAACGCGGCTGGCATACGGTTACGGGCCCCTGTAGCGGCTCGGCCTCGATCGCCTTTGTCAGACGGGTAGCGCAACATAGTCGGAGAGGCTCCGCCGCTAGTTACTTTACGCTTCCCGCCGATCATAACTTTAGGGATACGGTCTGAACCGGCTTTAACGCTATCGGCTATATCTTGACCCCACGGCCCGGCGTATTGAAGTGCCGCATTTTTCCACGCTGGCACCATGTGTTGCTCGGCAATAGTTTTCGAGCTAGCCCGTAATTCTTTAGCAGCTTCTTTACCTAGTTGGCGAAAGTCTCGAAGTAGTTCGTTTAGCCCGCCTACGCCAGATTCATAGATCGCCATTAGTGATCTCCTCCTCTATCGTGGCTAATAGTTGCGGGTCGTACTGTAAAACTTCGTTAAATGGTCGGCGTATCCTTAACGCTATTCGGACGATATGCCGGAAGTATCCGCCGTCCGGGTAGCTTTTGGGACTTCCGCCTCGACGAATACGTTATGTTCGTCTACCCATTTCTCGATCGCTCCATAGGTTACTGCTTTGCGGCCTTCTATTTTCGCGTAGGCAAGTATCGACATTAGTGCGAATACGTTATCCGCTTTGCTGTCATTGCTTACGATTTGGGACATGTATACGCGGTCGTTTTGGTTAACGTCGAACAGTTGCGGTTCTCCGTTATCGACTACCACGGTTATTCTGTTGTACATGGCTTACCTCTCCCGAGTGTTGTATGGGTTTACGAGAACGCGACTGTGCCCGTAAATGTGACTGAGCAGGTGGCGATACCGTCAGCTGCTAGCGTCATCTCTGCCGATTCGATCGA